TGATAATTTTGAGAGTGTAATAATTAAAATAATAAATAATATGAAACCTCCAATAACAATGGAAATAAAGTAATGACTAAGTATAAAGTAGGCCAACTATCCGAACAGAAAGCTCCCATCACGTCTGGCTCAAACTGTTGCCTACATAAAAACATCGTGCCACTCGAAATAGGTTTTGCCTCCAAGAGCTGGCCAAACGGCTATAAGAATGAGCCAAACTATAACTTTGCGATCAACATTATCAGTGCAAATGTTATCCGAGTTCGTTCTTACCTCTGCTTGGATTGTAAGCAAGAAATAAAGGCTCCGAATCCAGGAGCATTGACTAAGGATAGGATATGAAGATAAAATTATTTTCAAATCTAACCTTTATGTTACTGGCTTTTATTATTTTCACTGTTGGTTATTTTATTGAACATAAAGGGCCTATACATCTTCTTGGATTGAATGGATTTTTCTACTTTCTTGGAAGATTACACGAAGAAAAAGATAATAAATTTTAAGGATAATCAATGATAATTCCTAGCATATCAACTACAGCATCTCCGCAGAAAGAAGGTTCTTTCGATTGCTTGGCTGTAGAATGCGCTCCAACTGACAACATACTTACAGCCGAAATTGTAATGGTTGGCGAAGCTCCAGGTGAGATCGAAGTCCTAAAGAACGAACCATTCGTAGGTCCGACAGGATCTCAGCTTAATCGCATCTGTGCAGCCGTTAGACTTGCAAGATATAAAATCTATCTAACTAATGCTTGCAAAGCTAAGTTACCAAAAAACAATACTGCTGTCTTATGGACAGACAAGGGCTATCGCCATCCAGACTGGTCCAAGTTGCAATCCGCACTAATTGATGAGCTTTCTCAATTCCCTGGCAAAGTCATAATGTTGCTCGGAGCTACTCCGATGCGCTTATTGCTTGATGAGCCTAAGTTCGATTCAATCACAAAATATCGTGGTTCCTTCTATCATGCAGAAGACTTCCCTCATTTGAAAGACAAACTGGCTGGAAAGATAATCGGTTTGTCTTATCATCCATCTTTCACCCTTCCATACGGGCAGCCTATCCACTTCTATACAATGATTGCAGACTTCACGAAGGCTCTGCGAATTATTGAAGATCCAGAATTGCTTACCGATAATGTAGAAATAAAAATCAAGCCTAGCTTTGAAGAAATCATGCAGTTCTACGCTTTGATTAAGACAAAGCAATATGTAGCCTTTGACATTGAGGCTACACCAGAATTTATTACCTGCTACTCTTTGGCAGTCTATCATGATAATAAGATCCTCTCTATGTCTGTTCCTTTAATGAACAACCAAGGTAACTATTGGGCAACAGCAGAAGAGATAAAAATTTGGATTGGCCTAGCAGAAATACTTAATGATGAAGCCATAGGTAAGATTTGTCAAAATGGAATGTTCGACATCATGTTTACTTTCCGTACCATGATGATTAAAACAGATAACTTTTATTTTGATACAATGCTTGCACAGCATATATGTTATACAGAACTTCCAAAGGGACTTGATTATCTAACTTCAACCTACACATATTATCCATACTATAAGGACGAAGGAAAGCAATCTCACCTTAAGGCTATCAAAAACTGGCCACAATATTGGACATATAATGCCAAAGACTCAGCATACTTATTGCCAATAACTGAAAAACTCCTAGAAGAGTTAGGTGAATTCGATTCTATGGATGCTATGGATTACACAATGAATCTCCATAAGCCTCTCATAGAAATGGAGTTCAACGGCATCCTGACTGACACAGACGGTATTGAAAAGATCAAATCTGAGTATGAAATCAAACTGATTGAGCTTCAAGCAGAGTTGAATAAACTCGCAGGCAAGGAGATCAATTCTGGTTCAGCGAAACAAATGGTTGCATACTTCTACGGAACTTGTATGATCAAGCCATATGTAAATCGCAAAACTGGATCAGTCACATGCGATACTGTAGCCTTACACAGGATTGCAAAGAAAGATGTTAAAGGTTCTGAAGAAGCTAGGATCATTATCAAGATTCGTAAGTATCAAAAGATGGTATCAACTTACTTTAATATTCAAGTGGATGATGATAAGAGGCTCAGATGTAATCATAAAATCTCTGGAACAGTATCTGGAAGGATTGCCACAGAAAAGACTTACTTTGGAACCGGGTCAAACTTGCAGAATCAGCCATACGTATTTAAGTATTATCTCATTGCTGACCCTGATTGGATTATGTGTGAGTGTGATCTTGCTAAGGCAGAGGCTCATGTAGTTGCATATCTTACGCAAGATGCTAACATGATTCAGTCATTCGAATCAGGAATAGATGTGCATAGCTTTAATGCAAGCAAGATATTTAATGTTCCAATCGAAGACGTTATTCATGAAGCTAAGACTAAAAAGGCTGATCAGAAATCTACAATGCGTTACATGGGCAAAAAAGTAGTCCATGCCAGCAACTATGCAATGGGTCCACAGACATTCTCTGACAATCTAGCTGCTGAAGAAATTTTCAAATCTCAATCAGAATGTAAACGACTTCTCGATAGTTATTCTGACCGATTTCCTGGCCTCAAACGCTGGCACAGATCAATCGAAGAAGAGGTACAGAAAAATCGAGTTCTTTACAACTTGTTTGGCCGGCCTCGCAGGTTCTTGGGTGAAATGAATGCAGCACTCTTCAGAAATGCTTATAGCTACAAGCCTCAATCAACAGTCGCAGAGTTGTTAAATCGTGGAATGATAAAGGTAGTGAATGATCCCAGGCTTGGCAAAGATGGCTTTGACATTCGTTGCATGACAACTGTTCATGACTCATTTGTATTCAGGTTTCATAAAAGTCAAATTCCAAACCTGCCTCAGATCCTTCTTATCATTAAAGATCATCTGACACACACATTTACTTACAAAGGAAAGAGTTTCACCATCGGCCTGGATGCTAAGATTGGCACGCAATGGGCCGGTAATACAGCTGAAATCAGTAAGTTCACTCAAGAAGAATGTGATAAAGCAATTGAGAAGATAGGATTCTAACTATGGAAACTCGAAGATATCAAAACAAAGAGTTTTGTCTTGCAATGAATTGTTCAAGACTAATGAAAAGAAAGTTAAAATGCAAAACTAAATCTTGTATTTATTCTGCAAAACAATTTCATCATTGGTTAAATGAAAATGATTTTTGTATAGTTAAATGTATTAAATCAATTTAAGAGATAATAAAATGGGAAAGCCCATTCAATCATTGTATGTCGCTATTCAAGGAACCTTTTCATGTCGAGGCAATTAGATAATTGGTTAGCCCACTATATGAAGTACACACAGCGAACAGAGCCACCAGAACTATATCATTTGTGGTCAGGACTGACTGCAATATCTTCAGCTCTGCGAAGAAAGTGCTATTGTAATTGGGGCGCACTTCGTGGCTATGTTTATCCTAATTTATTCGTATCTCTTGTCGGTCCACCTGGGGGACGGAAAGGCACAGCCATGAAAATTGCAAAGAGCTTTGTCCAGAAACTAGACGTTAATATCGGAGCGGATTCGTTAGGCTCAACCCAGGCACTTTATAGAGAACTCATGGACAGCGAAGATACTTATGTTGACCATGCTGGACTTACTCGCAAGCATAAGAGCGTATCAATCTGGTCAGAAGAATTCCAAGTCTTTCTAAACGACAGAGACCAAATGCTCCTAGCCTCTCTGACTGACCTGTTTGATTGTGCAGATACTTGGAAGTATAAAACATTAGCAAGAAAGACTGAAGATATATCCAATTGTTGGCTAACATTATTTGGATGTATTACTCCTAGTCTGTTGCAATCTAAGCTGAGTCAAGATGCTGTTGGTGGTGGCCTGATCTCCCGGATTATTTTCGTAGTTGGCCAGGGTCCCAAGCAAAGAAGAGCTTTACAGTTTTTAACTGAAGAAGAGGAAGATACACAAAAGAGGTTAGAAAACGACTTGCAAGAGATTGCAAACTTATCTGGGCAGTTCACCTTAAGTAAGGATTTTCTCAAAACTTATGTTCGCTGGTATGAGCAAGATTATGACGAGTCTGGTGTGCCAAGTGAGCGATTCTTAGGCTATAATCATAGACGGCCGCTGCATCTGAATAAAGTCTGCATGCTTGTATGTGCTGCCGAGTCTGACAACATGATAATCACGGCTGAACATTTCGAGCAAGCCCTAGCAATAATGCAAGCAACAGAACTTGAGATGCCAAACGCTTTCTATGGACTTGGATTATCAAGTCAGGCTAACATTTATGCTAAAATACTGTCCTTCATTGACAGTCACGAATCTTTTGAATGGACAGAACTGGTTAGAAACTTTCACCTAGATGTAGACAACATACCTCAGCTACGTGGATATGTTGAAATGGCTGAACAATCTGGGATACTCAAAGCAGAGAATTCTGCCACTACTTGCATGTATACTACCATTCGTAAGAAACAAAAGGTTCGTGATCCAACATATCTTGATAGAACAATCTTTAGGTTGATGGATAGGAATGTTATTAAAAATCAAATGGAGAAAAACTAAATGACACCAGCTACAAAAGTATTATTCTTTGACACTGAAACTTCAGATTTCATTAAAAAAGCTCTGCCTGCCAACGATCCCGAGCAGGCTTGGACAGTACAGATCGGTGCAATTCTTGCCAGCCAAGAAGAAGAGTTTGATCAAATGAATGTTATCATCAAAAGTAATGGCCGTTCAATGAACTATTATGCTCAAGAAGTGCATGGCATTACCATTGAGCGAGCAGACACTGAGGGCATTGAAGAACTTGAAGCTGCTGAACAATTTGGCTTAATGCTCAGGCAGGCAGATTTGGTAGTATGCCATAACTTTGCCTTTGATTGGAACTACGTTTACCAGATGATGGAACGCAACTTGGAAGAGTTATCTGACCTTGCGAGAAGTGCATTCTATCTTGACTTGCCAAATCATTGCACCATGAAAGATAAGAATGTGGTAAAAATGTGTGGACTGAAAAACAAGGCTGGTCGTGCAAAATGGCCGAAGCTAATCGAGTTGCATGAACACTTATTTGGCGAATGCTTCGATGGAGCACATGATGCATATGCAGATATCACTGCAACTAAAAGGTGCTTCTTTGAATTGGTAAATAGAGGAATTGTTATTCCAAATCTAGAGGGTTAATATGACTATGGATAAAATGATAATGTTATCTTACTTGCGAAACCCATACGGTATTGATGAACTTGAATTACGTACAGCAAGACTACAAGCTGCTACTGAACTTGAAAGACTTTATAAGATTGAAAAAGGATTGAAAGATCTTGTAGCAAAAATAAAAAAACATAATAATGGAGTTTAACTATGCAAATTGATCCTTGTCCATCAGAAGATGATTACGAACCTGGTCCTTCATTACGTGCATCAGAATGGCAAAACTTTGCTACTAGAGTCTTTAACCATATTGAAACCTACACAGTGCCGCAATACGGAGATAAGGGGTCAGATCAATGTTCAGAGTTTAGCGAATCTGACTTCATCACCCAGATGAAAAAATACCTCAATCGTTATGGAAAGAACTCTCGTGAAGGTCAACAGAGGCTTGATCTGTTAAAGATTGCACACTATGCAGGAATGCTTTATACAAAGTTAGCTGAAGAAGCACAAGAACTTGATAAAATAATCATGCATGAATAAGGATATTTATGGAAATCCAAAAATTCATAATCACTATCCAGTGGGGAAAAGGTATGCATTATGTTGCATCTACTTGTGCAACTGAAAAACATGCGGCAGAATTAGTTGCTTTCCATACTGGAAGATG